CCTGCTTGTACAGCCGAATCAACAGCTGATGCAGCTGCATTCGCAATGGATATAATTGTTGTACTTAAATTTGTTGCACCCGAATAAATGGTTCCACCACTTAAAGTTGTTGCACTCAAACTTGTTGATGTAATACCTGCAAACTGGCCAGCACCTGATAACGTCAATGCGTTTAAACTTGGTGAAGCAACAACACTTATCGTTGGAGCTGTGGAAGTTCCACCAGTTACGATATTTGTTCCTGCGTTTATTGCATTAACAGTTAATTCTGGACGCTGAAAAATATTATAAAGATTTGTTGCGCCAGAATAAATTGTACCACCACTTAAAGTTGTTGCACTTAATCCAGTTGATGTGACTCCAGCAAATTGACCAGCGCCTGATAACGTCAATGCGTTTAATGAAGGTGATGCAACAACACTTATTGTTGGTGCATTTGCAGTTCCACCTGTTGCAATATTACTTCCTGCTTGTACAGCCGAATCAACAGCTGATGCAGCTGCATTCGCAATGGATATAATTGTTGTACTTAAATTTGTTGCTCCAGAATAAATGGTTCCACCAGAAATTGTTGCGCCAGAAAAGTTTTGAGCAAGATTTATAGTTGGCGCATTTGCAGTGCCACCTGTAGTTATAAAATTGCTTACCTGAACTCTTGTGAAATCTCCAGCCGCATTCGCAATAGATATAATCGTTGTGCTTAAATTTGTTGTTCCTGAAAACAATGTTGTGGCACTCACAGTTGTTGCACTTAATCCAGTTGATGTTACACCTGCAAACTGGCCAGCACCTGACAATGTCAACGCATTTAACGAAGGAGATGCAACAACACTTATTATTGGAGCTGCTGCAGTTCCACCAGTTGTAATGTTGCTTCCTGCATTTACTGAATTCACAACCAACTCTGGTCTTGCAAATATCGAATATAAATTCGTTGCACCAGAATATAATGTCCCAGCACTTAAAGTCGTTGCACTTAATCCAGTTGATGTAACACCAGCAAACTGACCTGCGCCAGACAATGTCAATGCATTAAGTGAAGGCGATGCAACAACAGAAACAGTTGGAGCTGTTTGTGTTCCACCAGTTGTGATATTCGATCCTGCTTGAACAGCTGTTGCAGACCCAGAACTTGTTGCCTGAATTGTGATTGTATCACCAGTAATAAATGAAATGTTTGTGCCAGCACTCAGCATTCTCATTTCGAGAATAACCCCAGTTTTTTGTTTAAATACACCAGCTGTTGTTGATACAACTGTGCTTGTTCCACCTATATTTTCAGCAGTGTTTGCTTCACCAGATGAACCAGATGTAGCGAAAATATTATATAGATTTGTGCCACCAGAATATAATGTACCAGCACTTAAAGTCGTTGCACTTAATCCAGTTGATGTAACTCCTGCAAATTGGCCAGCACCTGATAACGTCAATGCATTTAAACTTGGTGATGCAACAACACTTATTATCGGCGCACTTGCAGTTCCACCTGTTACAATGTTAGAACCTGCTTGTACAGCCGTGTCAACAGCTGACGCAGCTGCATTCGCAATAGAAATTATTGTGGTTGATAAGTTTGTTGTTCCTGAAAACAATGTTGTGGCAGATAAAGATGTTGCACTTAAATAAGAAAGCGTAGCCGCAGAAATATTAACTGTAGGAGCATCTGAAGTTCCACCAGTATAAATATTTAAACCTGGTTGAACATAAGTAGAAGCTCCGCCAATAGTTCCAATACCAGCAAAAATATCATAAAGATTTGTGGAACCAGAATAAATGGTTCCACCAGAAATTGTTGTGGCGCTTAAATAAGAAAGTGTGGCAGCTGAAATGTTTACAGTAGGACTTGTAGATGTCCCTCCAGTGTATGTGTTTAAACCATTTCTTATAAATGTGGTTGCACCTGAACCAATTGCTCCTATTGGAGCGAATATATTATTTAGATCAGCTGAACCAATGTAAATTGTGTCAGCTGAAAAATTACCATTTACATAAAGCGACCTTGTATCTCCAGAACCATCTAAAACTGTATTTCCAGTTGTGATTTGAAGAAGTCTCGGATATGTTTCTGATATGAATTGGTCATATAAAGAATATTGATTCACCTTTAAACATTAAAATTAATCTTACTTGCTTATAAAATCAATGATATTTCTTACAAATAATTTTTTGTTTTCGTAGCTATCAATCTTATATTTATTGGCAGTTTCAGTTATAATTTTTTCAAATTTTTTCTCATTTTCTTTGAAATTGCTTAAAGAAATTTTATTTTCTTTTAATTTTCTTACAGCTTCTTGCACACTTCCTTCATTCAAAGAATTACTTATTTCTTTTTGTATAACAGAACCTATATCTTCTTTAATATTTTTTTGAGTAGATTCTGGGATTTGCGTTACAACAACTCTTGGTTTATTATTCAATAAAATGTTTTCTTTTGGTTTTTCTTTAACCTCAACTGTTACACTCTTGCTTTTTTTAACAGTGAAATTATCTTCCCAAGGTGTAAAAAACGAATCATCAGCAACAACCTCAAGACGCACAGTTCCTTCTTCTCCTTCGTTTAAAATATTTAATTTACTGATATCAATTGTGCATTGACCATCATCATCAACATTTCCATAAAAAACCAAGTTCCAATTCTTACTCTCCAAAACCAATCTGGCTTTTGTAGAAGTAGCTGGAGGCCCATCTTCATTCACAACTTTGACATTACACTCAAAGAGTTTTGTTTTATCTGTATATACTATCATTTTATTACAACATTTTTAATTTCTACTCTCATTTTATTTTTAGAAACATTTTTAAGTTTCCACTTTACCTGATCTGGGTCCAAATCTATTTTTTTTACTTCAGTAATTACATATTCACCCATTTCAACTTTGAGTTTTTTATCTATGTAATTAGTTTGTTCAAAAACATCTTCATCCACAACACAAATAAGTTTAATGTATTTAAGCTTTTTTGGTTTCCAAACCAATTTTTCTTTATCAACTTGCCTCCTTTGGGGACGCATTCTGACAAATGCATTGGTTGGACGACCACTTTCTTCTTGAACAGCTGTGATCTCAACCACATGATTCCAATAATAAGGATTGTTACTCCATACTATATCGTTATCTGTCCAACGAATGTCTCTCATTACATTTTTTAAATAAATAGTTAGGTATTTTGATTTATACTGTTAAAAACAGCATAAATTAGTCGAAATAGCCATTGATCATAACCAAACCTCGATATACTAAATTAGCTGTCGCATCAGCAACTGGCATTTTTAATATTATATGGCAATAAGTCCCAGGTTCAACCAATAAAGGCGAAACAAACTCAGAAGTTATTCTTGGTTGAGCTGTGCTTCCAACAATTGATGTTGCTGACATAGATTGATATCCTAATCCAACTTTTCTTGAAGCTCTTGTTCCAGTTGTTAAATCATCTTGAGTAGATAAATCTATGGAAGTTCCTCCAACACCAATATACCATTGAAATAAATTTGAATTTGCTCCAACTGTTGCGCCAGAAGAGAATGTGTCTATAGAAACACCTTGAATAATCAAATTTCTACCTCCTATGGTAGCTGTTCCAGCTGGATTTAAATAAGCAAATAAAATATTGTCCACTTCAGAACCAGTATAAGCAGAAAAGAAAAATTGGCCTCCCAATTCAGCATACCCAGAATTTGTATTATCTAATGTTACAAGATTTGGTTGAATACTGTTTGCAATGTTTGCTGTTGTTGTACCAGAGGTATTGGCTTGAACAGCTTGACCATCTGGCGCAGAGATAGAATTCCAGCCGTTTCCAATCATTGCTGTTGACCAATTTCTTCCATCTCTACAATCTGAAAATAAAACAGAAACTTGAGAGACATTTAATTGTATTGCTGAAGGCACTGTTCCAGTATTTCTATTTCTTAAAAACAAATGCAATGAATTAGATAAAGATGTTGTTCCAGTAAATGTTTGAGGTGTTATTCTAGTAATCATAACATTATTAACCCAAAATTCAACTGAATTCATATTTATACCTAGCAAATAATCATACACAGTATTTGCGACTGGTGTATGAATGTTTACAGAATACATTTCATAACCACCTTGATTTACAACTCCATATAATGTACCTCCTGAAGCTCTAAAAAATATCCCATCAGTAATGGTTGCAGCTGTTAATACTATACCAAGACCAAATTCAATAATACTATTCGACTGAAGAGTTGTTGAAAAACTTGTTTCTATATTTACATATGTTGGAGTTGCTCCATAAAGAGAAAAAGTTCTAAAAGTTTTAACAAGTGAATAATCTCCACTTGTTACGCTATTTCCAGCGTTAAGATTTAATTTTGTGTCAACTGTAACTGTTTGATTTGTTGTTGTAACATTATATTTAGCATTGTTTAAAACTGGATAATTAAATTTATCTTGCCAAATTATATCTTCGAAATTTCTAACAGTTCTATAATCTTGAGAAAGTAGTAAAGATCGTATTGTTTTACTACCCATTATAGAACCATCATCTGCCTCTAATACAGCAACAATATAACCAGATGTTTCAATATCCGAAGGCATATTAACAAACAACGCATTGTTTGCATCAACATTTACCTCATCGGTTGAATCTCCGCTTTTAATTACAAAACTCATTTTTTAGTCCCAATAACCGTTTATATTTACAAGACCTCTCAAAACTTGAGATGCTGTTGCTGTGCCAACTGGCATTTTTAAAATTATGTGGCAATAAGTTCCAGGCTCAACCAATAAAGGCGATCTAAATGTGGAATCTAAACTTGGAGTTGCCATAGCACCAATTGGAGCACCAACTATAAGCGACTGAACTCCAAGACCTAATTGTCTTGATGCCCTTGAACCAGCCGTTAAGGAAGCCGCCGTTGCTAAAGTAACAGCGGTTCCACCAACACCTATATACCATACAAAAATAGTTGGGGTTGTTGCAACCGCAGCTCCAGTGTTAACTGTGTCAATCTTTACACCAGTAATAACAAGATTTTTTCCAGGAACCGCAGAAGTTGCTGCTGGATTTAAAAACGCAAACAAAGCATAATCCGTTTCTGCGCCACCTACTGCAGCGAATTGAAATTGTCCTCCAAGACGAGCATAACCAGCTGTGGTATTTGAAAGTGTTGCAGAAATTGGCGGTACACTATTTGAAATATTTGCTGTTGTTGTACCAGAGGTATTGGCTTGAACAGCTTGACCATCTGGCGCAGAAATAGAAGATTGACCATTTTCAATCATTGTAGTTGGCCAATCTCTTCCACTATCCATATCACCCAATGTTATACCAAATTGAGCCAAATTAAATTGTACAGCTGTTGTTGGAACTCCAGAATTATAATTTCTCAACAATAAAGGAAGAGAGTTAGAGGCTATTGGTGAACCAAGACCCGCTGGAACAGGTATATTTGCCACTATTGAATCATTTACCCAAAATGTACATCTGTCTTGACCAATTGTAATTGCATAATGATACACAGTTCCAGCTACTGGAGTATGAATATTTGATGCTACGGTCTCAGCACCAGCATTATTCATAACAGCATTTAATTGTCCACCTACAGCTCTAAAAAACACACCATCTGTTGGAGCAGCTGTAGTTGCTGCAAAACCAAGACCAAACTCTATTACACTATTTGTTTGTAAAACAGCTGAAAACTTGGCTTTAAAATCAATATAAAGAGGGTATGTGTTGAAAATAGAAAAGTTTCTAAAAGTTTGCACCCTAGCAACGTTACCAGATGCTGTTGCATTACCAGCATTTAAGTTTAAAAATCCACCCGCTACAGTCGCAGTCATGGTTGATGTGACTGTAATATATTTTGCGTTGTTTATTACAGCATGGTTAAATGTATCTTGAAAAATTATGGTATCTGTTCCAGTTCTAAGCCTATAATCCTGTGAAACGTCCATGGGTCTTACAACTTTACTTCCAGTAATTACTCCATCATCAACTTCACCAACAATAGAAGCATATCCAGATCCAGATAAGATTGTTGGAAGGTTTACTTTTAAGTTATTGTTTGAATCTACATCTGCTAAAATATTAGATGCTCCACCTTTTAATATTACACTCATATTGCGTTTTTGTTATAAATATTGTCAAAATTTTTTTTAATTTATTATTCTATAAACCAAGTTATATACCCCCCATGTGCCGCCATCAGCATTTGCGTTTATTACAAAACTTGCTCCATCTACTATGTCAGTTTGTGTAAATGTTAAGTTTTCAACCATAGATTCTTCAACATTTGGATGGTTAACTGACGGTATAACTCTGATCATTACAGTTGATGCTGAGTTTATGTTGCTATTTGTAACTCCTGTGATTGCGTAACTTGTTTCTCCGCCATTAAAACCACTAAAACTTATAGAGGTTTGACCAGTAAAAGCATGTGCAACCCCAGTTAAATTTGAACCATTGCCCCAAATAGTAGTTCCAGTTATTGTGTTAGCACTTAAAGAAACAAGTGTAGCTGCAGAAATATTAATAGTTGGCGCACTTGATGTTCCTCCAGTATAAGTATTTAAACCTGGTTGTACAGCAGTTGCAGATCCACTGCCACTTGCTTGAATTGTGATTGTATCACCTGTGATAAATGAAATGTTTGTTCCAGCACTCAACATTCTCATTTCAAGAAGAACTCCTGTTTTTTGTTTAAATATACCAGCTGTTGTAGCTACGTCTGTACTTGTTCCGCCTATATTTTCACCACTATTTGCCTCACCAGATGCAGATGTGGCAAAAATATTATAAAGATTTGTCGAGCCAGAATATAAAGTTCCACCAGAAATTGTTAATGCGCTCAACCCAGTGGATGTAACACCAGCAAATTGGCCAGCACCTGATAAAGTCAATGCGTTAAGCGAAGGTGATGCAACAACAGAAACAATTGGAGCTGTTTGTGTTCCACCAGTTGTGATATTACTTCCTGGTTGTACAGCTGTTGATGAACCTCCTGCGCCAATCGTGGCGAATATATTATATAAATTTGTTGCACCCGAATAAATTGTACCACCAGATACAGTTGCACCAGAAAAGTTTTGAGCAAGATTTATAATTGGCGCATTTGCAGTGCCACCTGTAGTTATAAAATTGCTTCCCTGAACCCTTGTAAAGTCTCCAGTTGCTGCAGCTGCTGCATTTGAAATAGATATAATTGTTGTGCTTAAATTTGTTGTTCCAGAATATAATGTCCCAGCACTTAAAGTTGTTGCACTTAAACCAGTTGATGTAACACCAGCAAATTGGCCAGCACCAGATAATGTCAGCGCATTTAAACTTGGTGACGCAACAACAGATATAATAGGTGCCGAAGCAGTTCCACCAGTTGTAATGTTAGAACCTGCTTGCACAGCAGAATCAACAGCTGATGCAGCCGCATTCGCAATGGATATAATTGTGGTTGACAAGTTTGTCGCACCAGAATAAATTGTGCCACCACTTACAGTTGTTGCGCTTAAACCCGTTGATGTAACACCAGCAAACTGGCCAGCGCCTGACAATGTCAACGCATTTAAACTTGGTGATGCAACAACGCTTATTGTTGGAGCTACCGCAGTGCCACCTGTTGCAATATTAGATCCTGCATTTACTGAATTTACAACCAACTCTGGCCTTGCAAATATCGAATATAAATTTGTTGCACCTGAATAAATAGTTCCACCACTTACAGTTGTTGCACTTAAACCAGTTGATGTAACACCAGCAAATTGGCCAGCACCAGATAATGTCAGCGCATTTAAACTTGGTGACGCAACAACAGATATAATAGGTGCCGAAGCAGTTCCACCAGTTGTAATGTTAGAACCTGCTTGCACAGCAGAATCAACAGCTGATGCAGCCGCATTCGCAATGGATATAATTGTGGTTGACAAGTTTGTCGCACCAGAATAAATTGTGCCACCACTTACAGTTGTTGCACTCAAACCAGTGGATGTAATACCAGCAAATTGGCCAGCACCAGATAATGTCAGTGCATTTAAACTTGGCGATGCAACAACAGAAATCGTTGGAGCTGCTGCAGTTCCACCAGTTGCAATATTAGAACCTGCTTGTACAGCCGAATCAACAGCTGATGCAGCTGCATTCGCAATAGAAATTATTGTGGCGCTTAAATTTGTTGCGCCAGAGTAAATGGTTCCACCAGATACAGTTGTTGCACTTAAACCAGTTGATGTAACACCAGCAAATTGGCCAGCACCAGATAATGTCAGCGCATTTAAACTTGGTGACGCAACAACAGAAATCGTTGGAGCTGATGCAGTTCCACCAGTTGCAATATTAGAACCTGCTTGCACAGCTGAGTCAACAGCTGAAGCAGCTGCATTCGCAATAGAAATTATTGTGGTTGACAAATTTGTTGTTCCTGAAAACAATGTTGTAGCACTTACAGTTGTTGCAGTAACAGAATTTGCACGAAATGAATTTAAAACAGCTAATGGCGAATTAAAGAAACTACCTGATGAAAAAATTTGTGCAACAATACTTCCAGCATTATTTAAATTTATATATCCTGATATTGAATTTAAATACGAATTTGTTCCATCTGATGTCAACGTGTAATTAGAGGCAGAAGCTGTTACACCAGATTCCAATAAATAAATTGTCGGATAATCAGAAACTCCAACCCAGTCTCTAAATTCAAATTTAGATGCCGTTGTTGTTGGAGCATGTATAAATCTTGAAGTGCTTGTAATTCCAGAAGTTTCTGATCCAAAAGCAATTTGATTTGTTGGGATATAATTATCTAATTCTCTGTTTTGATTTTGAATTCTTCCATAAAAGTGCGATCCATTATTCCAAATATCTCCCTCATTTGGTGCTGACACAGTTTGCCCACTCCTAATTCTCAAAGAAGCAATTGACGTTGATGCTGATTGAATATCCACAAAAGCTGTTGCTTCATTTGTGTGTTTGAAAGACACACCTGAATATGTATTTCTTACAACTTCTAAACCACTTATATCAAATGCTTGAAATCCAGTACCAGTGACTCTATCAAATCTGATTTTGTTATTTGAGTTTGAAATTTCTGAATTTCCAAACCCACTAATATCAATACCATAATTTCCAAAATATCCAACATTTACATAGCCAAGTTGCGCATATCCTCCGCCAACGACATTTGGGTAAATATTAAACAAAGAATTCCCTGAAACACCAGAATTTGAAGAACCGAAAGCAATTTGATTTGTTGGAAGATATGTCGTTCCACTTCCGTTATCATTATCAAGTTGTTTGACTGTGCCACCAAATTTTCCATAAATATGTGTTCCATCATTCCAAATGTCACCTTCATTTGGCAAAGATACAGTGGCACCACTTCTGATTCTTAAAGAAGCCTGTGAAGTACTTGCAGAATGTATGTCAACAATTGCTGTTGGCGTGATTGAAAGAGTTACATCACCTATATAAAATGGCCTTGCTATTCTGTTATGGTCATTATATATAATATTTTGCAATACGCCACCAATTGCAAAATCCATTCTTGAACCAGAGTTTATCTGTATAGTATCAATAGCATTTCCTCTGACAAAATAATTTGAGTTGGTTCTAGCTGATGTAAGATGAATAGCTGTAAATGCGCTATATTGAGTGTCAAGACCAATATTAAAATTACTTGCACCTTGTTGCGTTTCAAATATGACCCCAGAAGTTCCACCTGTAATTAATACAGCTGTGTTAAAAGTGTTTAATATTGAAGATTGAAGCCTGGTGTTAATTGCTGAAACTGTTTCTAATATTTGATCTTGATAATATTGAGTTCTTGTTGAATAATTGCCAATTTGAGCAATACCTGAATCAAGCTGTAAAAAACTTTGAGAACTAGAACCACCATATAAAATATTGTTTGGATAATATGTTATATTACTTGCTGGCGTTCCAAGTTGAATTGTTGAAGCCGAGATTGAAGTTGCGCTTAAAAAGTTTGTTCTAACAATTCCACTCGCCTCAATTCTTACTCTTTCTATGTTATTTGTGCCAATACTTATTGGAGAATTTGTTGTTGTACCAAACACAATACCAGTTGTTGAATTTGTGCTAATCTCTAAAGCTCCATTACCTAATGGATTACCAAAACTTGAATCGGTTGTTCTTGAGTTAAAAACAGAAGTATAGCTTCCGTTATTTTGTTGAACAAATGTGGAAGCATAATATGTTGGATTTGTATCTGGGTTAATTACAACAGCATTAAACGCAGAGCTGTAAATTAAATTTGTTGAACCAGTTAATCCAGAGGAAGAATTTCCAAAAGCAATTTGTGTTGGATTTAAATATGTATTTCCACCACCACCTTGTCCAATACCAGCAAAAATATCATAAAGATTAGTTGCCCCAGAATAAATTGTATCCGCAGAAACACTCTGAGTAAACAAAGTATTACCAGTTACAGTTCCACCTGAAAGGTTTAAGAAAACTCGCTTTAAAGGGGTAAAATACATGCCAGACATCCGTGAGAATTATTTTTATTCATAAATAGATTCTAAAAACACTTATGTAGTAAAAAAAACCCTATTTAAAGGCTTAAAAAAAATTTTAATGATATTATCGAATTAAAAAAAATTTTTTCTACGTATTTATTTAAAACAAAGAAAAACTTAAAAACAACAACTATGGCAGACATGTTCAGACCAGTTCCTATCGAACAGGAACCTAAAAGAAAAAATAGATTTCAACTTTCGTTTCCAACGGAACTTGGTATCGACTCGTTTTTAGTTCAAACTTCTGGAAAACCAAAAATTACAATCGAATCCACTGAAATCATGTACATGAATGGAAGTGATTGGGTTGCTGGTCGTTCAAAGTGGGAACCAATCGAAGTAAAATTCATTGATGTAATCGGACCCTCTACGACTCAAAAAATTATGGAATGGGTAAGACTTCACTACGAATCAACAACAGGCCGTATGGGTTATGCAGTTGGTTACAAGAAAAATCTTGTACTTACCGCTCTTGATCCTACTGGTGTGGAAGTTGAGAAATGGACTCTTATCGGTTGTATGATCACTGACGCTTCTTTTGGCGAAAATGATTACGGCTCATCAGATCTTCAAGAGGTAACAATTACCCTTCAACCTTCTAGATGTATTTTAGCAGCTTAATTGCTGTTAAGTTATAAAACAAATTAGAAACCTTGGGAATTGCATATCTTGCAATCATCCCAAGGTTTTTTAATACAATTTAATGGCTAGTTTAAGATTATATAAAAAATTTTATATCATCACAAATGATCAAAGTTTGGGAACGCAATCTTATGCTTTATCAAACCCTTATTTTACTTCAGCAAATTCTTACATAGCTGGCACAGGAGCCACAGAGAGTGGTACAATAATAGAAACTAATGTAGAAATTACAGAAGAGTCTACAGGGGTGTTTTATGCCTCTTTAGACCCAGTTCTTTATTCTATTGATGTTATTTATGATCTTGTTTGGTTTGTTCAATATACATTTGATGCACCTACTAAAAAAATAAGTACAAGATTTAAACTATCAAATTCTTCTACAAAATATGTACATCAACTAGAAGCAGAACTTGTAAGCCAGATAATAGAAATAGAAATATTGAATCAGACAATGGGTTTTGAGATAAATTAAATATTTATATAAAACAAATAATATGTATTCTCAAACACTAAAAAATAAATTTTTCATAAAAAGAAACGACACACTTCCTACACTAGAAATAGTAGTTATAGATAGAGAGTGCCTTGGTGCAAAAACGCCATTTAATCTTAGTGGAGTAACAGCGTGCACGTTTAGCATGTCTACAGAAAGTGGAGATATGAAAATAATGGCTAAAACCGCACAAGTAACATCTACCACTGGTGGCACAATTAGTTATGATTGGGATGAGCAAGACACAAATGAAAGCGGTGTTTACAATGGGGAATTTCAACTTTTATTTACTGGCGGCGGCAGAATGTCAATTCCTCAAATAGGTAGTATAGCAATAGAAATAGGTAAAGATGTAAACCCTTTTTAAAGCGCCTTTACAAACCCCAACACTTCTGATTTACCAATAAGTACAACCAAATCTTTTACAACTTTCCACTTAGATTCATTTGACTCCTGGAGCTGCTTATCAGCTCCATTTTTATTATATGTCCACCCAGACTTAATTTCTATTTGCTTATCTCTAAAGGTAAAATCTGTATGATAAATATGTTTATCGCCGTTGTGCTCATATTCAAAACTTTGCCCTTGTTGGACTTCGCTTAACAAACCTTTCTCTTCAATGAGCTCAAGAAAATATTTTTCGTATGAACCTTGATATGTTATTTTAGTATCTTTATATTTTTTTATTCTTAAACCAGATAAATGGTTTTTTTCTAAAACTTCCCTTGTTTGCATTGGATGATCTTTTCCATATTTTTCTTTAAATGTTTGCTTTCTTTTATCTTTAATTTCTTGAATAGACATCACATTTGTTGTGCCGTATTTTTCAATCATTTTATATTTACCTTTTTCTCTTATATTTTCAAAGCATAACAAACTTTTTACACCTATTTTTTTTAAATTTGTATTCTCTGTTTTTATTTTTACTGATTCTAATTCTGAAGGATATTTTGTTCCATAAATTTCTATGTTTGTTTTATCTTTTTTTTCTAAAATGTATTTATTTTGAAGTGGGTGTTCTACCCCATACAATTCCAAATTAGTTTCTTTTTGTTTTTTTTTAAATTCATCTTTTTGTATTGCGTAATCTACTCCGTAAAGCTCACGTGTTGTTTCCAAAGCTTTGCCTCTATTGTTATAATTCTCATTTCCGTGATTTTCTTTTTTTGTTTCTTTATTCTTTTCCATGTTGTTGTAATAAGCGTCACCATAAACACTCTCCTTTGTTTTCATGGCTTTTTTAGCATTCACAAAATTTTCATCTCCATATTTTTCTTTTCTTGTTTTTTTTGATTTATCATGAAACCCTTCCAATTTAAATGCAAATTCTTGACCATGTTTTTCTAACATCGCCTTTCTACCATTATCCAATCTTTTTGTTTTATTCTCTGGGATCAACGCCCAATCTTTTCTACACTGATCAGAACACATCGTTGTTGTAGATGTTTTCTTAACCTCAAACTCATTATTGCAATAAGCGCATTTTCTTTTTTCTCGATTATGTTTCTTTTTTAATTCACTACCGCATTTCATTGAGCACGTTTTTTGTTCTTGTGGTTTATCAAATTCACAAGCGCAATTTTTACATATTAATTTCATTATATTTATAATTAAAAGCTACAAGAATAGCTGTATTTATTTTATTATAAATATAATTAAATTTTTAAAATATGCAAAAAAAAGAGCCTCATTTGAGGCTCTTTAAAGTATTGATTTTCAACTAGTTAGAAGTCGCTGAAATTTGCGCCAGTCGGCAAAACAGCAAAAGTAAGATCTATAAATTCGGCTGTTCTCGTCGGCTTTAAAAGTATACGTCCAACTAAGGTATTTCTATCAATTGTATCCGCAGTGTTATTACTATCATCCATTACAACTTTGAAAGCTGTTAAACCTCTTTGATTTTGAATCTGAAGAAGGATTGGTTCAACTTTCGCAAGGAATTGATTTCTTAATGTTTGATCATTTTGTTCAAACACTAACGTTAACGAAGCGGCAGCAATTAATCTTCTAACTTGAAGAAGTAATCTTCTGATGTTAATTCTATCAAGAGCAGATTGTCTAACTTGAAGAGTTTTTTGTCCCCAAATTGAAACACCTTGTTGTACGAATGTAGCAATTGGATTTACTCTTCCTTGATACAATACATCTCTTTGATCTTTTGACAATTTGATGTCCGCTCTGATAATTGAATTATCTGCAAGACCTCTATTAAGACCAGCAGGAGCGAACCAAGGAGCTGCAACATTGTCTGTATAAGCCATAGCTTTAACAACCATTAATGTTGGAGATTGATAAGTGTATTCGTTTGTGTTTACATCTTCAATTTGAACCCATGGCCAGTATGTAGCACCGTAACTTGAGTCAAAACCAGTTGATTCAAGTATTGCTACCAATTCTTCTGGCGTTCCTTTTTCAGTTCCGATTGTTATTCTTGGAGAATCCATGATGTATAAAGCATCTGTTCTAGATTCAACCATGTCAAGACCATATCTGATAAGACTTTCATTGTTTGAGAAATCAATACCAGGAGTTGCAAATAAATTGATATCTACTTCTTCAGGTGAAGACATAGTATCAATACCAGTTGTAAATGCTGCAACGTTTGCAGTATAAGCATCTGTGAATTCTTCGTAGTTTTCTTCAAATTGAGTGTATTTATCCCAACCATCAAATCCACCATAAGGTACAAGTGTAAACTTTAATAAAGTTTTATCAAGTAACGTTCCCGCAGTATTTGTATATGCTGTTAAACTACTCTTGTTACCAGAAATAAATTCTGAAGAATCTGCAGTGTTTTCTAAGTGGAAACCTTTTACAGTTGTCATACCAGAAGTAACACCGCCTGGATAATTAAATAAGTCAGCCTCTAAAGTTTTTACAGCATTAAATACAGAAACTTGTGATTGTGTTAAACTTGTGTAACCCAATTCAGAAACACCTAAATAAGTTTTAAATTTAGAATCTCCTGTAAGGTAAGTTGTTTTGTAATAAATGCCTGCAGGTACAACAGTTGTTGCGCCACTAGCACCATAAGCCCTTAAGTTGTAACCTCTGAAGCCAGAAGGTATAGAAGTTGGAGATACATTTTCAGCGATATCAACTGTAATAAATCTTGATTTTTTTGGATAAGATTCATCTGTTGTACCGATTATTTTTCCGATATAAGTTGTGCTCTTAGGATCAAGAGAACAATTAGACCATCTTTCTAAAGCGGATTGAGAAACAGTTGCATCAGTATCGTTAAAATCTCTAACGATAACATCAAAAGTGTAATTAACCAAATCTAAGTTTGCAATAGAAACTTTAATTTCTCTGTTAGAAGCATCACCGTCAGATATTGTTTGAAATCTGAATAAATCTTTTACTTGTCCACCAACAACTCTTGATACAATGTAAGGTGTAACAGCGTTAGTGTAACCATTTTGATAATCTGTTGCAGTTGCTCCAGAAAAATAAATAAGATTTAAACTAGACATTAAACCTCTAGCTTTAGCTTCTCTGATTAAGTGAGGGTAAATTGATTCTACATAAATATTTGCAGTACCAGTAATAACCTTAGGAGTTTTTCCTAAAATTTTTACAATGTAACTGTTTGAAGTTTCATCAAGTGATACAGTGTATCCACTATTTGTAACAGCAGTAAGAGGAGAAATTCCAGTTCCTGAAAGAATAAAATCAGACAACACTGTAGAAAGTGCGCCACCTAATTTTACATCATTTTGATAAGTAGCATAAAAACTGCCAGAAATTTGATTTTTCTTACTTCTAATAACAGCAAGAGTCATACCTGATAATGTAGATGCGCTATCGGCAACAAGCACCCATGCAGGTGAGTTAACGAAACCGCTACCTCCCAAAATTCTTGTAACTGTTAATTCATTTGATTGTGAAAGAAATGAATTAGCCACATAAGATAAAGGATATTCTGGGGCCGTAGAACCAAATCTTAAATTATATTCTTCAGAACTTGAAACACGGATAGCTTCAAACGCTGGTCCTTTAGGTGTTTTACCTACAAGTCCTAAACGTGTGATACCAATCCTTGAGGCAAATACTGAAAAGTCTTGTTCTTTGTCATATACCCCTGGAGAAACGAAAATTGTTGCCATATTTGTTTTTTATTTGTTGTTAGTTAGTTTTTAACCTTTTTATTACTAGTGTTTGCTATTTTTTTCTTATAGTTTTACACTTATAAACTTTTATTATAAATATTAGAAAATTATCAAAATCAGCTTAACTGTCAGATTTTTTCTCAGTTATTTTAATTTGAATTTTGCTTACAGTGTTAACCTTCTCAAATTGTGTGGAATCTATTAGCTTGCCAAACACAGTAATTGGAAACGTTATTTCATAAACTTTTTCAGAAGAAATATCTTCTTGTCTAGTTTCAGATGGCGCTTCCATTGTTGAACTTATCCAATATCCATTAACATTCATGTAGCCTTGACCTCCAGAAAAGCCATCTCTAATCATTTTTTCATAGTATTGATTAGCATCTACAACATATGTGGTTACAAACACCAATTCGTACATAACGTCAATATAGGCTGGTTGTGGAATCTTATACAAATCATACCCTTTCAACGTGCCATCTGTCTTTGGAACTTTTAAAAAAGTAAATTTTTTCTTATTTGGTATTGTGTATTTAAAAGGTGAGGTGCCCTGTTTTGAACCTGTTCTGGATAAAACCATAAATGGCCTAGTTATTTCTTCTCCGTTCTCATTTCTCATGGCTCTCCAATTCATTCTTCTTTCTGCCCAGAGCTCTTGAGAATTAAAAATAATAGGAACCACTCTGTATATTCCATTTTCATCTGTAGCGGTAATATTTATTTTTTTTATAAATTCATAAATACCTTTATCAAGATCAACAAGGCCTATTTTTTGAGGTAAATAAGCGTGGTTTTCAAAGTTTTCGTCTAAGCTTTTTCCGATATTGTTTAAAATGGACATATACTATAAATATTAACAAAATATCTTATGTAGACATTTTGTTTGATTTTATTATGTTTGTCAATGACTCTAAAGGTTGAAAATTTGTGTAATGATTCAATTTGATAAGTTCTTCTGATGTTGTTGCAGAACTAACTGGGATAATATGATCTAATTGCCACGTTATCTCTCCACCTGGAACGTATTTACCATGATTATTCCAATTCATCCAAGACTCAAACTTATTCTCTATATAAGATTTAAATTCTTTTGCAGAACATCCCAATATTTTGAACGTCTTTGAATTTTTTTTATAATCCTTTGCTTTAAATGAACTAAAAATTAAACTTCTAATAACACATTCAAGTTTAAACAACGTATCTATCTTTTTTCTTGCATTTCTTTTTATATTCTTTATCTGTTTATACGCTGCGTTGTTATCTTTTACTTTATTAGGATTCTCTTTTCTATACTGCTTTTGATACTCTTTTATTTCTTGCGCATGCTTGTTGTAATAAACCTTTTTCTTTTTTAAAATTCTTTTTTTGTTTTTATCAACTGATTTTTTATGTTGCTGTTTGACCTTATCTATATTTTTTAAAACATATTCTTTTTTTCTAGATAAAATTTCTGTTTTTTGTGTTTCATATTTTTCCTTTCTTAATTCTTTTGATTTTAAATAATATTTTCTTTGAAGATTTTTCATCAATTGTTTTTGAAGTTTCTGTTTTTTCTCCTTTTTTAAGTCTAAAATCTTACCATTGCACTCTTTACAAGAAGCCTTGGGTCGATGCCACCACAAATAATTAAATTCTTCCCTGGTTTTTTTAATTTTACATTTATTACAAACCTTAAAATAAGCGTGGTTCTCAAAGTTTTCGTCTAGGTTATTACCAATATTATCTAGGATTCCCATTCTTTTTTTAATAAATAGAAATAAAAATTTGGCATTTGTTAATTTTGTTTGTATATTTGCCACAGCTTGTTTCATTTACACGAACTGTTTTCTTCTGGGCGTTGATTTCAGAGGTAAATGTTGTTATACGGTTAAGGCAATATATCGCTCAACAGTAAAAACAAAAAAAGACACACTAGCCCTCTAATTCCAATTACAGTTAATTTTTTTAATTGTAATTTTTCTACCTCTGCTGGCAGCAGACTTGTGCTTAATCTCACAAGCAGCCACTCATGTAGACGTAATTTTTTAAGGAGAAATCTATAAAAAAATTACGGGGGGGATTAGGGGGGGCGTTGATTTTTGTAGTTTGTTCCCTAGTACAGCAATATATCTTACTAAAATAAATGTACAGTAACTAGAGTATAGTTACTATAATAGGGGATTACTATGCAAAATATATTTTTTGTTCACTTGATAGTAAGTGCCTTTATAACTAACGTCCTTTGAAAATATCTTCATCAACCTCTACAGCTTCTATAGTGATAAAGAATCTTCTATCACCAGCCCATGAGAATTCATTTGAAATTTGTGAGTAACCATCATTTATTATTTTATAGAATTGCCCTTTATAACCTATAAAATGGCCCATCTTTATTCCAGATACAATTATATTTGTGTTTTCTCTCTTTTCAATCAACCCTAATTCTTCAAGATGAGATAAATAAACATGAGCAGTAAGATTGCCCATACCCTTTTTTTCTATACCACCTTTAAACATAACTTCAGGAGCTTTTACTTCAACATTAATTCTTCCATAAATTTGAACTTCTGGAAGAAATACTTTTTTCTTTGCTTGACCATAAAAGTCAGTCTGGGTTTTTACAAGATCTATTCTATAAAGTAAGAAGAATTCGCTTACAATTTTTTCTGTTATTTCTCTACCAGCAGACATAAAAAAATCAGCTTCTTTTCCAGTAAAGAACATGCCGATACCTTCTGGTTTAGCCTCAGCGTTATTCATCCCTTCTGGACGATTTCCTATTTCGTTTAAATCTGCCATTTTTAAAATACACTAATTCCAAGTGGTCCAAATCCAAGATTTTTATTTATAGATTCTTGAACACTTGCTCTTCTTTCCATTATTTTGTCGTAACTTAATTCTTTAAGTTGATCTCTTAATTCTGCAATTAATTTTTCTTGATCGTCTCTTCCAGTGGTGATAAGGTCATCTTTATTTAAAGATAATTCAGCGCCAGGTATTGGAAGTGTACCATTAAATTTTCCTCTTATGTATCCAAGATTTTCTTTTGAAAGCGCCAAAGCAAATCTTTTTACCCATCTTTGCGCCACAGAGTTAAGTTGATTAAAACTTATAAAATTTAATTGTGCATCTGCAGGACTTGATACCAAACCATTTCCCTGAAAACTTAAAGCAGCTTGTGATTCTGTAACCCCAGTATATCCTGGGTTTGCAGAGTATCCACTATATTCCGAATTACCATAAGAAGAAGCTCTATCATAATATGTATAAAACATTGTACCAGGAGTACCAACAACGCCAAATCCACTTCCAGAATTTGCATTATTAGGATATGGAACAGGAAATAATTTTAAAACTTTTGTTCCTTCTGGACCACCTCTTAAAATATAAGAATATTCATTTCCTCTAACTCTGTTTCTTAATTCCGCAGCTTGAGCTGTAAGTAAAGTATTAAACACAGGTAATACACTAATCATTGAATTTCCAAGATAAGAACCTTGAAATTCTGTTACTGCTAAAACATCTGTATTGAATGGATCTAAACCTGTAATATTTACGAAGCTAGGAGTAAACCATAAAACTTCATTCACTTCTCTTCCTGCTGGTATTGTATAATCTTGTGTTCCAGCGGTAAGTACTATTGAATCTTTTTTTAATTCTCTATTTGAGTTTACACCACCGCCAACTTGTTCTCCATATGTAGATACTTGTGCTTTTTCAAAATAAAGGCTGTTTGAAATATATTTTAATGTGAAATCTATTTCCGAAGGAAGACCAAGCATTTCACCTAATCTATTTTCCATAACCCAGTTATTAACCATGGAAGAATATTCCTCTATAGCAATACAAATATTATCTTCTATCTGTTCGTCTAGAAGTTCTACTTGCAATACAGGCTCACCCAAGAATCTTCTTATTCTATTCTTAAGTTTGGTCTGTTCGTAAACAGTCATTCCAGTTAAACATCCATCTCCGCAAAATATGCCCATTATTTTAAATTATTAAAGGTTACTACCCCAACCTATTGCACCAATTCCAGGGTTTTGAAACATTGGTTTTAAAGCAGCATATGTTCCAGTTATCGCACTACAAGACCCAACTAAAACATCAACGGTTTGTCCAGCAGTTAATGCAAATGTGGCTGTTCCACCGCCATAAGCATTAATTATTATTGAACCAGCTGTAAGACATTGTATTTGATTTACACAAGTTCCAGTTAAACCATTTCCAAGAGCATTACCAGTGTATAATGTTCCTGAAGATATTGGTATTATTGTTGAGTTTACATTATTGGCCATGATATTTTTGTTTATAAATATGTTAGAAAATTGATTCGAGCTTCTCTTTTTTAATAAAAAAAACAAGCTTGTAAATATTTTCAAGAACCAATAACAATGATTGTTTTTCTTCTACATCATAAGCTTCTTGTGAAATAAATTCTTTTAATTCTTCATCTGAGTTTAAACCTTTAATTTTTTCATATATCTCTTTAAGCTCATCAAAATGCGGGTCTTTAACTTTTTGTAATAGACCAATATTTTTTTTAAGTAACTTAAACATATAAATTAAATCTTTATCAAATTGAGATCTATTATCATCAACAAAATTTTCTATAGCGAGATTTGGATTATTTTTTAGTTTCTCATTTAAAGTTTGAACCATTAATTCGTAGCTATCAAAAGGTCCAAAAGAGTGTTCGTATTCTTTACCCTTGGCGCTAGTAAATTCTTTACTTATCTTTTTCCAATAAACAAATACTTTAGCAGTCCAAGTTTTTATTTTTTTATCTTTTTCAATGAAAAATCTAAATATGTAATTTTTAGCTTTATGTTCAAGAGCCCAGACATCAGCCCTATCGCCTTCTTTTTTATTAATTAATTTAAAACCAGACAAATATGTTATATCTTGATCAAATTTATCAGCTATAACTTGCTTATTTATAGCGGTTTCTAAGGTTTCTCGTATGATTTTTCTAAGATTCACTTTCTTAATAAATAACTGAAAAAAAGGGTAATTTGTAAGTCTGGGTTTTTTGTTGTAATTTTATATTAAATAAATTAAACGATGACAATAGAAGATATGAAAGTTTGCCCAAATGGATTGCTAACACATTCAAAGGTTATTTTTGATGTTTTAAATCCAAGTGCAAAAGACTTAAGAATGTCAGATATAGCACACGCTCTTTCAAATTTATGTCGATATGGCGGCCATTCTCCAGAATTTTATTCAGTGGCCCAACATGCAGTTCTTTGTTCCTATTTTACAGGTACAGCTACACAAAAATTAAAATATTTGCATCATGACGACTCTGAAGGGTATTTAGTTGATATGCCTCGTCCAATTAAAAAAAATTTAAAAGAATACAACATAATTGAAGAACGTCTTCAAGCTGTTATTTTTCCATGGTTAGGATTAGAATACCCTTACACAAATGATATACATATTGTTGATGATGCTATGCTTCACATGGAATACAAAGCTTTTTATGGCGATGATGAATGTGATCCTAATTTTGAATTTTGGACACCAAAAGAAGCTAAAGCAAAATTTTTAGCTAGACACGAAGAATTAATAAAAGAATTATTGAATGAAAATTAAAGATTTTTTATCGGCGGCGTATTATTTATGCATTTTTTTGATTGCTATTCTAATTTGTGGTTTAGTTTTATATGCAATAATTAAATTGTTTTTATTTAGCATTGCAATGGTTATAGCTGTAATAGGCTCTTTATTTGTTATTGCGATAATTCTTTCAGATTATAAATAAAAAAATATGAATATTTTTTGTAGTGATAATATGTTAATTGGTTCAAATACTGCAAATGATGCAAGTATAAAACATGATTTTTTAAGAGTGTCTGAATTTTATCTATTATATCCAAATACTCAAGAGGTGAGAGAAAAAATATATCGTGAATATTTTAATTTTTTTACTAAATGGGATCTTAATGATTTACAATATAATATTGTCAAAAAAGATGATCATTGTTTGGAATTTAAACCCGTTAGAAAAATAGATGAATTGGCTATATTAGGAATATTAAACTCATAAAAAATGCAAACTTGTAAAGAAGAATTAAAATCAACTGTTAGAGATGTAGCAGACTTTCCAAAGCCTGGAATACTGTTTAAAGACATCACACCAGTGTTAGCAAATGCTGACCTTTGTTCAAAGATTGTATATGAAATTTCTAATAGTTTATCAAATACAAAAATTGATGCCGTAGCTGGAATAGAAAGTCGTGGATTCTTTTTTGGGTTTCTTTTGGCAAATAGACTAGGTGTACCATTTATTCCAATCAGAAAGCCTGGAAAACTGCCTTTTAAGACGGTTTCAATTGAATATGACCTTGAGTATGGCTCATCTAAAATTGAGATGAATGCGGACGCTATTTCGACTGATATGAACGTTCTTATTCATGATGATCTTCTTGCAACTGGTGGAACCGCTGCAGCTGCTGCAGAACTTATTAAGAGTGTTGGCGGAAATGTATCTGGCTTTTGTTTTATAATAGGCCTTAAAAATCTTGGTGGCGAAGAAAAACTCAAAAAATATTCAGATAATATTTTAAATTTTATAGAGGCATAATGGAAAAATTTGAAATAAATGAAGAAGGCATTATTGATGTAAAAAGATTTTATTTTCCTTTAATAATTAATTTGAAATGTCCTCATTGCCAAAGTGAAGTTACAAGAGATTTTTCTGATCACTATCTTTCTTACCCAAAATTAAATAAAAAAATAACAGAAGGTTTTTATTGTAAATCTTGTGATAAAGAATTCGAAGCAGATATGTTTTTACGTATCTCCATAGATGTAGACTCTGATAATCTTAGAAAAATATAGAACAAAAAAAAGGGCTCCTTTTTTGAGGGAGCCCTTTTTTGGTAGGTTATCTACACTTATGATTAGTAAGTGTTGATGTTGTCGATGTAAATAACACCGTAGAATCTGTTGTTAACCATTTTCTTAGCGTAACGAGTCATGATACCTTTTCTTGGTGTGAAATCGTTAGCGTCGTAGATAGTTTGAGTCAACTGAAGAGGAATATAAGGTGCATAGATGTAACCAGCCTCAAGGAAAGTATTTCCTTTGTGACCAACTAACACGATTGGAGCAGGCAAATAAGGGTCTTTGTAAACCACATATCTTGAACCTAAGTTACCAATTTTTTCTACACCTAAGTTGTATTTCTCTGACTCAGGTTGAGCTGAACCATCAACGTGGAAGTATTCCAAGTCGTCGAAGATTGCTCCAGCCTCAGCTGAACATACAACCCAGTTAGCACCACCTCTAAGGGTTGCTTTGTGGATTTGAGCTGAAATCTCATTGATTCTTGTAATCAATGTTTGGTTCCAGTCTTTTTGAGTTCCAAAGAAGTTTGCGTTATTTGACAAACCTTTGTAATCCCATCTTGCTCTGAATGGAGCACCGTTGATAAGGTCGATTAAGATTTCTCTGTCGATCTCAGCTGCGATGTGCTCTGACAATAAAGCTGTTAATTCAGCTTCAGCGTCAATAGAGTGATAAGCTTCTAAATCTTGAGCTAATTCTGGAGTCCAGTGTGCTCTTAATTTTCTAGTAACAGTGTTAACAGTTACAGAAGAGAATCTGATAGTGATCTCACCCATTTCTGATCTTGCTTCAAGGTCGTTGTAAACCTCGTATGCTGGCCAGATAGTTAAAGTGTAAGAGTTACCAAAAGTACCAGCACCGTTATTTAACATAAGAGGGTTGAAGTCAGTACCGTAGATACCATTTACACGAAGGTCAAGAACTGCGTCTAATTCGTTATTATCGAATTGGTCGTTAGTCCAAGTTTGAACTTGTGAGTAGAAAGGAATTCTACCACCTGCAGCAACTACTAATACGTTACCTGTTGCAGCTGAATAATAAATTGCAGTTACAGCAGACAATCTAAGAGAAGCTGATGATTGTTGTTTAGAGATATTGAAACCTGCACCTAAAGTAAAGGTCTTGTTGAAGATACCACCTGTGAAAGATGACATAACAACAGTTGCAGAAGAACCTACTGCAGTCTCACCTGTACCAAATGATAAGTCGAAACCTCTATTGTTATAGAATCTTTCGTAAGCACTTGTAGATGCGAATGTAGGACCTGCTTGTCCGTTTGCTTGGTTATAAGGAGACTTCTTAGAGTAAGAAGTGTTTCCAGAGTTATCTGGATAGCTTGGATACGCTGGAGTAGCTTGAGTAGAATCAACACCGTTGAAAGATACTCTTGCATCCATGTAAAACAATAAACCTGAAGGTAAAGCCAAAGGCTGTACAGACACGATTTCGTTAGCTAATAATCTAGAGAATACTCTTCTCACGATTGGGAACGCTACAGTATCAAATCTACCAGCAGCTGCGTCAAGAGTTACCTCATTTAACATAGACTGAGCTTGACTTTCTAAAAGTTGCGCAATGTTTGATTTTTTGATACCACGTAGGCCTTCAAGTAATCCTGAATCTCTCCAGTTGTTCACGATAGCATTTCTTTGCTCTGCTAACGATTTGAAAACGGTTAGACCCACTTTTCCGCTATTTAATAATTCACCCATTTTAATTTGTTTTTTTTTAATTGTTTGTTATAAATAGTATGAAATTTTATTTTTTATAAAAATTTCAAACTTTTTTTTATTTTTTTTAGTTTTCTTCTTCTGATTTACCAATTCCTGCAAGTTGTCTATTTCTTTTTGCCTCTGCACTTTCGTAAAGTGGCTCAGATGTACTCTTTGGTTTTGCTGTGTTAGTTCCCGCACTTTTTAATCTTTCAATTCCATTACCTTCAACTTTAATGTTGTTTTCTTTCATAATAGTTTTGAAAAGTTTAGAAGCCTCTTCGTGTGTCTTAGCGCTGTCGAATTGTTCGCATACTTTAATTTTTTCTTCTTTCGTTAATCCGCCATTTGTTAACACTTTGTTTACTAATACAAGTTTACCATTGAACAACTGCATTTCGTGAAACTGAGTTTTCAGTTTTGAGAAAGCTGTTTCGAAATCTTTTCTCTCTGTTTGTAGAGATTTGATTTCTTTTTTTAAACTATTGTTTTCCTTATTTAGCTCGTCTAATTTAGACTCGTTTTGAGCTTTATTTTCTTTTATAGCTACAGGGCCATGATGACCACCGTTTGCTTTTAAATTATCCATTGACATTTGTCTTTGTCCAGTTCTTATTGCAGCAAATCCAACACCTCTTGTTTCATCAACAACATTTTCGTCTTCATTTGCAATACCGTCGATTTCTAACATTTGGTCTTCCATTTCGTCAATGAAATTACCTTCTTCAAAATCTTCAATTTCAATTTCTTCTTCCATAGCTGGAGCCGCTGGGGCTGGAGCCGCTGGGGCCGCCGCTGCTGCTGGAGCTTCGTCGTCAATAACTTCAAAATCTTGATCAGTTCCTGATTCTGCACCTGGTTGTGTACCAGCTTCTGGGGCTGCGTTTCCACCAGCTTGTTGCATCATTAAATTTATTAATGTATCAAGTTTAGGAATTAAATCATCCACAGTTGCAGGAGCTGCTTCTGGTGCAGCATCTGCTGCTGGCATTGCATCTGCAGTTGGAGCAGGTGCGGCTGCTGGTTCTGCTGCTGGTGCAACTGGCGCTGCATTAACATCATCTTCCATCATTTTATTTATTTCTTCCATATTTTGATTTTGAATTGTTTCTTCCATTGAAATGTTTGCAGTTTCTGGTAACCATTCTGATTCACTTACGTCAATCGCATCTTCGTCATCAGAAACTTCAAATTCATCTTCGTTATCTTCAACATTAGTATTATCAATATCACTATCAATATTATCTAAGTCTCCTGTAATATTATCTTCTGTATCTACAACTTCACCATCTGTAGAAATTTCTACATTACCAGTTGAATCAATATTAATTGTAGTATCTTCATTCATTTTTTTATTGAAGAATTCTTTAAGAGTGTCTGCTACTTTTTCTTCTAAAGCTTCAGCAGCTTTTTCCTGAGAAAATTTTATAATTTCCTCATAGCTTTGTTTAGCTTCTTCTAATGCTGACTTATTTTTATTTTCGCTCATTGTATGGTTGATTAACTCTTTAATTTTTAATAAATATTATAAAAATTCAAAAAAATGATTATAACTGATGAATTTTATATATTTTTCCAAAAATCTTTGTTAGATAATTGAAAAAGCTTTGTATAATGTTCGTAATCTTCTTTTAATTCTGATGTTGCTGGAATTACAATTTTCTTTGCAGCCTCATTAAATGGGACCATTCCACGTTTTAATTTTTCGTTACCCTCTTTAAATAAATAAGCGCCAGGTGTTGAAGGAGATGAAACAAAATCAAATGCAATTAATTCAAAATCTTCTTGAACAATATCAGCTCCTTGAACAGATTTTACAGAACCCACTCCTCTAGAAGAAATTCCAAGAGTAAAACCAGCTTTTAATAAACCTTTAAGTTTTTTACCAGCTTCAACATCTTCTGCTACTAAAACTCTACCATAAAGATCTTTACCTTCCCACCACATATCAATAACACGGTGTGAAACATTTGCTAAAGAAACAACTGCATTATCTGGGTGATCTAATTCACCTCCCGCAGTATTACTTTCAACAAGTTCCATGTATTTATCAACTTCACGTTTCAAAATTGAATAAGGATATATTCTACCATTTCTATTTTCCGTGTCTGCTTTTTGAAGAATACCAGTCATCATAAGAGGTTTTCCAAGCTGTTCTGCTTCTTTAATAAGTTTAGTATTTGTTTTAAACTCAAAGAATTCTGAAATTATATACTTAGGATCGTTTAACATGTTGTAAAAGAATTTATTATAAATAATAACTTTTTTTCTGTTTTCGATTAGACAATAAAAAAACCCTCAATAAATTGAGGGTTTTTGTAAATTATTAATGTTTTTTTATTAAAACATGTCGCCGCCGCCTTCTTCTGATATCATTTCTTGTGCAGTATCTTTTGCCACTGAAAATGCCCCAGTATAATCTCCATCTTCCAACATTGACTCCATTTCATCTAATCCATTTGCAAACGTTGCAGAATCTGGTAAATCAGAACTTGAAAGACCTAACATTTTACCAATGAAAAAATCAATTATTTTTACAGATGCTCCCCTAGCACCCTTATCTGCTATCCATTTTTGCACAGTTGCGATTGTTTTTTCTGAAAGAGCTGGCTTTTTTTGTCCGTCTTCTTCTTTGATTTTACTAGGACTCATAGCTCTATTAAGAGATTTTTTATCAATATTTTTTTCAAATTCACTTTGTCCAAGAGGAACAAATACGCCGCCAGAATTTTGTATATCTTTTTTTGCGGCATTCATAGCCATTCTATCAATTTCTGATAATTGAGTTTTATTATTTTCTTCTTTTAAAATTTCAAGTTGATAAAGTTTTTTCGCTTCAGAAATAATGTAATTTTTAAATGATGAAAGAGAGATTTTTGCCATGATTATTTATTTTTTAATAAATATACATGAAAATCAAAAAAATTAAATTGAAGTTTTATTTATTTGGAACTTTGACTCTCCTTGTATTATTTTGGCATCCCCTATGATATTGCTTATTCTTACTGCTTCATCATATAACTTTGTATTCTTTTTAACGCTAAGCGGAAGTTTTTCCCCACTAAACAAATTGCTGGTATGCAGATATAATTCCACTGAAATAAAATTTCTTTTATCGTTATAATTTAGATTGTCTGGAATGTTTTTTATATAAATATTTTCTTTTTCTTTTGGGAAAAAAGAGTTGTTGTTCAATTCTTTTTTTAGCCTTTCTGTATATATTTGGCCCAACTCCTTATCTAACGAGCTTTTTAACACATCTTGTTCTTGAGATTTGTATTCATCTTTTGGTTGTAACCAAAAACTTACGAATAAATATATAGTCTCTGGACTCTCTCTATTTTCAACTGTTCCAACTTTTACATTTATATTTTTATTCACCAATAGCTTATCTGCTACTTTAATTTCTCTAGCTGTGCGTTTGTATTTTGACATATTAAATTATTGTTTAAAAAATATAAACATTTTTTTGTTATAAACAAAAAAACCTGCTAAAATAGCAGGTTTTTTATTAACTTAATAATTCTTTTAATTCAATACAAGATATAATCCCCTCATCAAGCGTGGTGTGGTTTACACCCTTCATTTTTTCTAATTTAGTTTTAAACTCACTTAAAACATTAATGGATTTTATATCTGAAGAATATTTGGTTTTAACTTCTTCTAATTTTTTATCCACAAGTTGCATTGTCTCAAGTCTAATTGTTTCTAGGTAATTAACCCTTGTTTCAACATCTGAAACTAAAATTTTAAAAACTTTTTTTTCATTCTCGTTTAAATGTTCAAATCTATCATTAAAATTGCTAACAGCAACTTTGGTAATAAATTTCCACGCATCTTTAACAAGTTTTGGAGCGTCTGTTTTTTCATTAGATTTTTCTGACTCAGACACCACTGGTCTAAGCAAGTGATCCATTACAACCTCATAGCTTTTTTGCTCATTTTCAAAATCAACAAAACCAGGTTTAGTTCTAGCTTCTATTAAAACATTCATCGCTTCAAATAATTTACCGTCTTTTCTAGCTTCCACATGCATGTCATCTAAAAACTCTCGTCTTATTTTTTTGTTTTCAGCCATTATATGTTCCCATTTTTCATTTATAAAAAGTTGAAGATTTTGATTTAAAAATCTATCAGCCAATCTTTCTTTATCAAAAGATTTACATTCTTGAATACTTTTATAAAAAAGGTGTTGTTTTTGAAGAACAGGTATCTTCTTTACTACTTTAGCAAAACTATCTAAAGTGGCGCTTTTTGACTCTTTTATCATTTCTGAAGCGGATAACTTCATTATTGAGTCTCTTATTGCTCCAAAATTAAAACTGATTTCTCTCATTGTCTGGTTTTTATATAGGTTTTACAATAAATATCTAATTTTTTTGCATGTCAATAAAAAAAATAGTATATTTGTTACTCTATTATTGTAAAATATAAAAAAATTTAAACGAAAAGCACATGATTAATTATGTAAAAGTCAAAAAAGACCTGTATTTCGCCCAACAAATTATTGGGACTGCAGCTCAAAAAGAAAAAATTGTTGAGGTTAATACTCATCATTTATTCATTATAGATTGTTCTGGCTCAATGCATGGGCAACTTTCTCAAATTAGAAAAGATTTATTTAACAAAATCTCTACTATTTTAAAACCTAACGACTCTACAACCATTATTTGGTTCTCTGGTAAAAATGAATTTGGTGTGGTTTTAGAAGATTATCAAGCAAACGGTAAAATGAGCTTAACAAACATTAAGGCCGCCATTGATAAATATTTAACTTCACAAGGTTTAACAGCATTTAAACAACCATTACAAGAGGCTAAAAAAGTGATTCAAAATGTAATTAAAACTAAAAAAGATTATTTACACTCACTATTTTTCTTAACAGATGGTTGCGATAATTGCTGGCCAGAAAAAGAAATTCTTAGCGCCATTGATGATTTAAAAGAGTTTGTAAACGGCGCTACAATTGTAGAATATGGTTACTATTGCAATAGAGAACTTATGAGCAGAATGGCTCAAACGTTTGGCGGTATCCACACTGTTTCTAAAAACTTTCAAGATTTAAACCCATATCTTGATAAACAATTTTCAAGCGACAACAAAAGTAAAAAAACTTATGTTCAATTAGAAGCTATTCCAGAAAGCCAAGTAGTTTGGAATGTTGTTGATAAAGATGTAATTCTTTATTCTCCAAATGAAAGCAATGAAGTGGCTATTGGCGTAGATGGAGAAACGAGTATTTATTACCTTACCAAAAAAGAACCAATTGGCAAATCTCTTGGAGATGCAGATTATTTCAACAAACAATATTCAAGCGGCAAATATTCTAATGATGAAATTCTTAAAGGATTTTATGCAGCGTTTTTTGCTTTCAGTAGAAAAAGTGATTACAACACTGTGTCAGACTTATTGAAAATGACAGGTGATGCAAATTTAATCAAGATTAAAGCAAATACTTTCGGAACTCAAAAAATTACTGAATTAGAAGAAAAATTTGTGTCTTGTGTAAATGACTCTTCTCAAAGATATTTGATTGGATATAATCCAGATCTTGAACCAGCCGAGGACGCATATTGCGTTATTGACATGTTAACTGATCTTATGAGTAATGAAAAAAATGCTTGGTACCCACAACATGAAGCTTTCTCATACAAAAAGATAGGTTCAAAAACTGTATCTAAAGCAGAAACAGTAAATAAAGAAGATAAAGCTAAAATGGAACAACTTCTTAAAGAGGGTAAATTAGAAGATTTACAAAGCGCTCTTGATGAAGCAAAAAATAAATTAGGAGAAGATCTTGAATTTTTTTACGATAATGACTTGCAACCATGTTCTTTCAACGACCTTACTTGGAATGAAAAAAGGGCAAATCTCTCAGTTCTTGTGACATATCCAGGATACGTTATGCTTCCAGAAAACAATTTTGGAATTGAATCTAAATTCAAAACAATGATCTTCAGAAATTACACAATTGTAAAAGATGGAATAATCCACTCTTATAATTTACCAGTTTCTTTATCAGAAGACACATTTAAAAAATTGCAATTAAACGGTTTATTACCAGGAGAAACTTATCAAAGTGAAAAAATTTATGTTTTAAATTTTGAAGAAGTTCCTGTAATAAATAGAAAAATGGTAAGTTCATTGTCCGCTGTAGATGTATTTACAAACTCTTGGGAGTTGTTAAAACTTCAATCAGCAAACACTGTATTTACAGCTCTTAAAAAGAGATTGTTTAAAGGTGTTGATAAAAAATTCGAAGATCTATATGGCACAGATGCTACCACTTGGTTAGCTAGTCTTGGCCTTAAAGATAGCGGTTTTGCGCCTGCTAAACTTGTTGAAAAAGCTGGAGAAGAAATTGTTGTTAATACACTTGAAATTAAAATTGATAAATTATCAACAAGCAATTCAGCAAAAGATGTTGAAGCAACTGAAAAAATGTTAGATTCCAATGGAGCAGTAACAGGTCGTCAAGAATTGTTGGTACCAGCTATCAATGAGTTTAGGCAATTTGTAAAAGGTCTTAAAGATCCTAATGATATGGACGCTATTAAAGATTGGTTATATGACAAATCTCGTTCTTTCAGAACTCAAAAAACAAGATTAATGACAGAGATTTCAAAATCTAAATTTTTAACCATTGTTGGAAAGTCTTGGTTTAAAGAATTTCCAGATAGAAGTCAAAAAGAAATGACTTTAAATCTTGATTCAAAAGATATCAAGTTTATTGTTGAAGATAAAATGTCTACAGTTAAACTTTAAGTTTACACGCAGCAAAAAAAGCCCCAGGATCACTGGGGCTTTTTTTATTTCTTATCAAACCACTTCCATCCCAACAACATCCTAGTTGTAATTCTGTGAAACCATGATGGTTTTTTATAATACATAAAAGCTGTTGAATATGCGCCGCCATCTCCTCCAGTAATATCGTAACCACCAACAATTTTTGGTTGTGTTGACAATGAAAAAGAATCAACGGAATATTCACCTGATGCCATTTGCATAATTATACGGTTTGAGGTGCTGATATAGATTGAATATAAGCGTCTCTTTCTGCTTTTCTTGTCTGACACATGTCTCTATAGAATTGAGCTCTCTGAGCGCTCACAATTTCCATTTCATAGGTATTTTTTACCCACTCATGTAAATTATTTGCCAAGGTATCTCTATAATCTTTATCTAAGATTACTTTTTTGATAGCTTTGTACCAACCATCTTTATTGTTTTTTACAAGAATACCATTCACTCCGTCTTTAATAAGTTCACGATAAATACCAAAATCTTGAGCAATAATACACTTCTTTTTCATACCAGCCTCTACAATTTTAAGTTCAGATTTAACTAAGTTAAAGTTATTTGGAACTGATTTTATTGTGCCTGGTCTAGGATCATTTTCGTGTACCACTTCCCCGCTTTGTAAAACCTTCACTCTGTCAACTTCTTGGATTGGCGCTAATGTTACGTCACAATAATCATAGTGCTTACCAAATTGAGTAAGAGGTAAAGTCCATCTACGAACATAACTTTTGTTATATTGTTCTGCGTACTCTTCTCTTTTTATTTTCATTAACCATTTAAAATATTCAGGATCTTCAAGTTTTAATTGAGAATATTTGTTTGTAAATATTTCTTCAAACTTACACCAAATTGTTTCATGTGGTAATATCGCCCTTGTATTTCTAGAGCCATCTTGTGCAACCTCTGTTATAGAGCCACGAATATCAAAACCACACATAATGAATTGAAACTTATCTTTTACTTCTTGATTACCATATAAAAGAGACATAGAATGATCTATTAAACTTAAATCATGCATATGTGAACTACCACCTATCCAAGAAATTCTACACTTTTCTGAAGGGTTTGGTTGAACTTCAGATTTCCACATAGCATGACTTGCATCTATTGCATTTGGAATAACATGAACATTTTTATTGTATGCTTTAATGTGAGAAGCAAATATGTCCGTTGTACACGTTACATAATCTGCTATTTTCATTGTGCTTAATATTTTTTCAGTAAGTTTTTCTGTTTTTGCCACCTCATATAAAGGGTGTGTGGTTGCTGGAGCCCAATAGTCATCAATATCCATAATTAATACAACGCCAGCAGCCCTTAATTCAGCAAACACAGCATCCTGCGTTTCAACTGGACCAAGAGCTCTATGAAAATGGATAATATCAAATTGTTTTAAATATGCCAAATTTTCCACATTTGGACCAAGATTAATTTCAATCTCAAACTCTTCGCCATAATGTTTTTCAAGGGATTGCGCTGGCCAAATATTTCTCCAATGACCCACGCCGTGTGAGTCCGAGGGTACCATTAATACTCGTATTTTTCTATTTTCACTCATTTATAATTTGTTTTATATGTTTAATTGTTTTTTCTTTTTGAAACATATAATCTTGTTCCCAAATTATAAAGAGTTTATAACCACTTTTTTCAGCTAACTCTTTTTTTATTCTATCTTGCTCCCAAAGCTCATGTGCATACTTTTGTTTTTTTTGATTGAAATAGTCTGCTTTATACTTGTTTGGATTGCAATGCCAGTAATCGCCATTATATTCGATGATCACATTTTTGCCTTTTATTAATATATCGTATTTTAAATTCTCTATCTTAAATTGACCTTCTATAATAAAACCACTTTTCTCTAATTCTGTTTTTATTTCTTTTTCAGCTTTTGATATTGGAGTTGTATTAAGCTTACCATTAGCCTGGTTTACATAAGCGTTTTTACGTTGTATAGCTTTTACATGATCTAGACTGCCATCTTTGTATTTTGTTTTTAAAGCCTCTGATACTGATTTTCTATGTATTGGATTGGCCATGACATTATCACTTCCACAACATTGACCAGTTCTTGATTTAGAATTCTGAATTTTAGATTTAATACTATGTTTTTTTCCAAAAAAAGGATTATTTTTCCCTGTTTTCGAACACTTCAAACAAAGCGCCTTGGCTACTTCAGCTTTTCTAATATTTCTCAACAATATAGCATAATCCAAAGAAGTTTGATGTATGTTCTCTTTGCAATCTGGACATTGCCTATATCCATACCATCTATTATCTTTTTGATAAACTTTAAATTTTGCTATCTCCTCCTGAAGTTGCTCTTGTGTTCTTCTCATAATTATTCCCTTTGTCCTACATCTAAATAGTCTTAAAAATGTAAAACAATTCATCCAAAAAATAAAAACCAGATCACATACACAAGATGATCTGGTTTTTATTTTTAAAAGTTATTTATTATTCTATCTTTTCTGCTATTATAGTGAATTCGCATTTGCCCCACTTTCCTGTCATTTTATCAAAAACACCTGTGTTGTTTAAAAAAGATGGGTTAAAATCTTCTCCATATATTCCAGGAACTCTTAAGTCAATTACTAATTTTTTTTCTAGAACAGAACTGTGTATTTCACCCCAAGATTTTATTTGAGAAAAATACGGGATTATTCCACCACGAGGTATTATTTTTTTGTCTCTATAAAATATATCGGTATCAGTCACTAAATTAAAAATATCAAATGGAGTGTCTATAATTAATTCACAAATACCACTTTTAAAAGAATGTGAAGAATCTACTATCACTGTAGTTCCTTTCTTTTTTTGTTCAGATATTTCTCCAGTAGTCGGATGTTCAATTATCTTCGAATCTAAGAGATAAGTTTCAAGCGATGGAGTAATTGTTCGAAAATAGGTGTCAGAACCAGAAGGTTTAAATTCTATCGGACCTGTTCCTAAAAAAATTTGTTTTAAACCTTCTTGAATAAGGTGTTTTTCTATGCCGCTAACAGCATTTTTGTCAGATAAGGCAGCACGTAGCTCCTCCTTGTTGATTTTGTAATTCATTGTTTTTCATTTTTTAATTTAACTTCCATGTGGTTGATCCACATAGTTCTGTATTTGTGTATAGAAAAATATATACAAATCAAATCAAAAAACAAAATGAATTTTTATTTAAATAAAAAACCACCTGTGCAAGGTGGTTTTGGTTAAGTAGCCTTTAGATTTGAGCAGTGGTAATTAAGCACTTAAGCTTAAAAGGCATTATTAAATACAAATATACTAATTTATTTAGCGTTTTTATAATTATCAACTTCTTTGCTAGCGGCTTCTAAACTGCTTTCGTTGTAATTTTCACAAAGTTGAAGATTAAGATCGTTGTCAAAATTTCTATCTATTTTGATTAGATTTCTTCTTTCTTGAATGTCAATTGTCGTAGTCATTCTTGAGTCTGCAACACAAAATTCATTTGGTTTTAAAATCATTCCAATTGTAATCGTGTTGGTTTTAGCCACTGCAACCTTTACTGGGTTAGGACTTACGTTTTTAATTTTCCACATATTTTCTTTTTTTTTAATATAAATGTTATTTCCAAAAAACTAAAGTTATTTGGTGTAACATTTTCTAGTTGATATTTTATTTACTGGAGTATAGTAAGTATTACCTTCAATAAGCCACTCCTGAACTTCTGAATTTTCTCTAACTAAAAGTGTTTTATCGTTTTTGTCAAGAGCTTCTTTTAATTTTTTAGGGGTATCAATTTTTTGAAAATCATCTACAATTGTACGCATGTTTAAATCAAAATTTTCTTTAACAACAATTGGTACATTAGCACTAATAGTGTTTCCACCTTCGAATGAAAGATTGCTTGTGTCAAGTGTTCCGATTAGATTAGTTGTATAAGGCTTTCCGCTGCTTATTGGGTTGTCTTGAGCAATTTGTTTTTGCAACATCCTCATCACAATATCTTCAACTGTTTTTTGAAGATCTACTGAAGAAGCAATTTGTCTCACAATTCGAGAATCATCTGTAGAGGTAACTCCATTCATTGCGTTTTGTACGGCGTATGGATTTTCTTTATATTTAGCCTGCGCTTCAAAATCAGGGTCAAATCTTTTTTCAGCAAACACTGTAGTGCCGTTTGAAAAATCATATTCCATTTCTCCGATTTTTTCAAGCTTAGCAAGAAAAACTTCCGCTTTCTTTTGGCCATTATCTAACCATAACTCACGCATTGATTTTTTTACATCTGGATCAGCAAATGTTCTTATTGGTTTAAGAGAAAGGTTTTCGCCACTTTCACTTAGTTCATTTTGACTAAAAATAATTACTTTACCTGGTTGTACTTTATCTAAAAAAGATGGCAATTCTGGTGTATATTCTGGAATGTTTCCACTTGTACCTTGATCTACATTTTGTCCAGGTGTTTGAGTTCCATCGAATGTTGTGTTTACAGTTTCTATACTTTCTCCTTCTTCTGGTCCCATTATTGGTTCTTCCGAAGGGTCTTCTGCAAGGTTAGACATTACAGCTTCTGGTATCATTTCTGGAATTTCATTAATAGCTTTTTCGTGATTGTAAGCACTCATAACTTTTAATTTTATTTGTTCAATGGCCGCATCATCTAAAACGCCATTTAAGTTCATTTGAGATACTTGATCACCAATCATAGCTTTAAGCTCTTGCATATTCATAACTGTGTGTTTTTTATATAAATAGCTTATTTTTTGTGTTTTTGATTTTAGCTATTTACATTCTTAAAAAATAAGCTTATTTATTAAGAAAGCAATAATTTATGAGACCTAAAACCAAAGAAAGAAAAACACCAAAATATATACAAGAAGAAGCTCAGTCTTTTAAAAGCAGCCCTAAATCTGTGGCTGCAGAATTTATTAAACCAAAAAAACTAGAATTTGAATTAACCAAAAAACAAAAGGATTTAATGAAAATTTTAAGTAGCAATAAAATAATTACTGTCACAGGACCTCCAGGTACAAGTAAAACTTTTATTGCGTGTTATGCGGCTATACATGCTTATATGACTGGTAAATGCCAACACATCATCTTATCAAAGCCAACAGAAATACTTTCTGGAACAAAAGATCCAGGAGCTCTACCAGGTTCATTAGAAGAAAAAATGGCCGTTTATGCTGAATCTTTTTTTGATGCTTTTGATGAAATTCTTGATAAAAAAGATTTTAAACATTTGTGGAATGATAAAATAATAGAATTTAAACCAGCTCAATTTTTAAGAGGTAGAACAATTAAAAACTCTTTTATCATAATCGACGAATTTCAAAATTTTGATATTAAAGCGCTTAAAAGTATAGTTACCAGATTTGGTAGAAATAGCACAATCGTATTCATGGGAGATACAAAACAAAATGATATTGGAAAGAAATTTGTAGCGGTTGATTTATTTAATGAAATCATAAAGCCAATAAAGGGTTGCGCTATATTTAAGTTTGAGAGAGGGGATATTGTGCGTGAACAAATTTTAATTGATATTGTAGATAGATTTGAAAAATTTGAAGAAGAAGGCAAGTTCACTGATACCATAAAGGGAAATTAAAAAAAACGACTATTTATAGTAAACAAAACGACTATGATAGATTATTTTTATCCAGAACTTGACCCAAAAGGTCAAAAAAGCAAAAAGTTTGTTAACGAACTTTTAAATCCTGAGCAAGCATATTTTGAAGCTCAGAAGAAAGCTGCTTCTATGCAAAAAACAAAAAATGACATTATGGAAAAAGACAATGGAAAGCTTTTAACTAATGATGGAAGAGAAATGTTAAACGAACAATAATACACACTATGTTACAAGAAGCTAAAAATAAAAAAACCTCATCAAGAGATCTTATTTCTCCTGTTAAAAAGAGCGAACCAAAAGAACAAGTAAAAAAAATAAGTTCTGATTCTAATGATATCATTGAAAGAATCGACCAAAAAGTAGTTATTGAAGATGGTCGTGAGCTTTTAAAATAAACCCAAAAAAAATAATCCAACAAAAAAACCCAAGTTTTAATTAGCTTGGGTTTTTTGTTATTTTAGTTACATTGTTAATGATTGTACTAGTGAGCGGCTTGTTATTTCTATATATTTTAAGCTGTGCTTGGTATCCGACTTTAATGTGCGGAGAAATAACAACTATATCTCCAGATAGTAAACCTGGAACTGTTGTGTCAGAAACCAAAAAACTGTTATTAGAAACCTTTTTTAAAGTCATTTCTGAACTTAGAGTACTAATTTTAATTACAGTGTTATTTGGCACTTTATCATCATTGATAAACTCAGACATTTCTTTATTTTGAAAAACACTACTTCCTTTTACACCAAGATCTTCCAATTCGCTTCCAAGCATATTTCTAGTCTGAGAAAGATATTCAATTTTTTTCTGATAAGAAGCAATAAGTTTATCTAAAACTAATGCCTTATCTTTTTTTACTCTTTGAAGTTCTACATATTCTTCGCTTTCACGAGCAGCTTCTTCTTCTCTATTTAATTTTTCAAGTCTTTTTTCATTGACTTCAATAAATCCAGCATCTAAATCCGCTAACTTATCTTCGATAACATCTATCTTAGAATCTGTTTCTGAATCTATATTCTGGCCATTAGGAGAAAAAGCCTCTTGATTTATAATCTTAAGGCTTTCTCTTCTAATAAATTCCAAAAGCTGGCTTTTATTCTTTATTTCCATTTTTTTATTATTCTTCGTCTTCGTTACTAAGGCCTGCAAATTTTCTCATTCTTTTTTGTTCAGCAAGAATTTTTGCTTGTCTTTCAGAATCTTTACCTTCTAAGAAAATATTTTTCTTGTCAGTTTTAGAACCTTCTGTAATTATTGCGCCTTTTTTCTTACCGCCTTCACTTACAACTGTATCTTTTTTCATGTCGCCATCTGGATCGCTAAGGTCAGCGTCTTGAGCAACACTCTCACCATCAATTCCTTCTTCTGAAGTTTTTTCCATTTCAGTTACAACTGCTTCTTGAGCAACTGTTTCTTTTTTAACCTCATCAAATTCTTCTTCTTTTTCAGTGTCTTCTGGACCAGCTTCTCCATTTTCAGCAGGATTTTCATCAGCAGCAGAATCAACTTCTACTTCTTCGAAATCATCAGCATCAGCATCAGGTTCTCCACCAACTTTTACATCAACAGCGCCACCTTCAGAAGCTAATTTAGCATCTATAGATTTACCAAGTTCTGCAAATTTAGCTTCGAATTCTCCCATTGGAGCAGCTTCTGTAGCAGCCATAGCGCCCATTTCAGAACCCATTTTAGGACCACCCATTTCTGTTTCAGCAGGAGATTCAACGTCAACGTCAAGTCCCATATCTGCAGATCCAGAGTTGTCTAATTCTTCTTCGTCTTCTTTTAAAGTCGTAGCGTTTAATTTTTCAAATTTAACTCCAGGTTGTTCACCAGGAACTAAACCAGTTGCAGAACTAGTCTTTTGCATACCGCTAGCTTCTACTTCACTTAATATTGAGTCTTCACCACTCATTTGTTGAAGTGCTTCATTGATTTCACTTAATCTTTTAGATAAAGTACGTTTCTTCCACATTTTTTGGAATTCTTCATTTATCATTTTGTCAACTTCGTTTTTTGATATTTTCATAATTTTAAGTTATGGGGGTTTAATTATTTATTTTTAAGTGCCTTATTTTCTTCTTTGAGTTTGGCAATTTCCTCTTTAAGTTTGTCAACTTCGTTTAAAACATCTTCTTGCAAATTAGTTTCTTCAGCCATTTCTTTAGCTAAATCAGTAATATGAGAAAGGTTGTTATCGTTTACAAATCCGTTTTTTGTTTGATTAGAAGCATCATTTGGAGTAGCAAAGCCGAAACTTGCAACCATACCTCTGTTTTCATTTATAGAAGCTAATTCAGAATTAAGCTTTTTAGCCTCTTCGAAAATTTCTTTTTTTCTTTTAACTCTAAGAGCTTCTTCAATTATAGCCTGTTTTAATGTTGCAGGTCCGATTTTTTTAGTTGACATATTGAATCTTTTTTTAATAAATACTCTAAAAAATTTGATTTTTCGCTTTTATTAAGATATTTTTTATCTCAATAAGCACATTAATAAATATATCAAAAAACATAAAAATCATGGAAAACGTAATAGAAGGCACAAACGCCAATTTTCAAAGCTTAATTTCTGAGGAAAAAATAACAATAGTAGATTTCTGGGCACCTTGGTGTGGTCCTTGTAGAACACTTGGACCAATTTTAGATGAAATTGCAGAAGAAAACAAAGATCTACAAGTTGTAAAAGTAGACGTGGATAGTAATTCAGAATTATCTACAGAATATAAAATAAGAAGCATACCAGCTGTTTATGTCTTTAAATCTGGAGAGTTAATAAATAAGTTTGTTGGCGTTAAGTCAAAAGAAGAAATTTTAAAATTAATTGCATGATAAATGCAGTTGTCTTTGGAGATGGTCGGCATGGCCTTTTTTCAGAAAGTTTAGAAAAAAATGCAAATGGCGCTTTTAAATGTGTTGAAGTAAAAGATTCATCTACATTCAAGGAAGATGTGTTAAAAGCTTTATCTAGTGAACTTGAATATACTGCTCTTTTTACAAAAGACAACATTTTGTTTAATCAAATTAATGAGGAAGATATTACAAACACATTGTCTGATGAAGATATTATTTGTTTTTCATTAAGACTTGGAGAAAATATTACATATTGTAGCACTCTTGAAATGGTGAACAATTTACACGGGCAAGAACATTTTGACAGCATTATGAAGTGGGACTGGTCTAAACATTATTTAGATTTTGGCTTTCCATTATCTATAAATGGCCATATATTTAGAACTAAAGAATTAACGAAATTAATAAAAAAAGTAAATTTTACAAATGCTTTAAGCTTAGAAGAAGGTCTTCAAATGTTTGAATTTCTACCAAGAGAAAAAATGGCTTCTTATATAACAAGCGTTTTAATAAGCGCCAATGTTTCAACACCAGAGTCGCCGATATTAGAAGAACTAGATTTTTCAAACATAAAAAGCGTAGAACAAATCATAAAAAATAAAAATAATGTATAATTTAGAAAAAATGTCAAAAAGAGTTCGCCACCTACTTGGTGAGCCAACATATTGTGTAGAACTAACAGATGAATCTATGGAATCATTAATCCAACTTGCAATAAACAAATGGAAAATGTTTTCTTCTTTGCACAAAATTAGTACTAAACAAGTAAAGGAAATAGAATATTTTTGGGTAGAATCATATTTTCAAGCTTTATGTAAAGAATCTCTTGGTATGATACGTGGAAAATTTGACGGCATACAAATACCTGGATCGGTTTTAAAACTTAATTATAAAGATCTTATTTCTAGTTCAGAAATTGAAAAGAAAAATTTAGAAGAAATGCTCAACACAAACATTGAAAAAACAATTTTAGCCCTATATGTTAATGTTGAAAATTTGAAATACGACGAAATAAACGAATATATGTCTAAAATTATCAAATCAATTAAAGACCCAAAATTAAAATGTTTCGCTATTGCCACAAAAGGGGAGCCTTCAAGAATAGAATGTTTGTTTCCAAATTTCACTCCAAGCAAAGAAGTTCAAGAGGCATTAAATAATAAATTGTTATCAATTTTAAAACCATAATATGAAAAACAAAATTAAAGTAATTACTCCTTTTTATAATCCAGGAGAATTTTTAGAAAAGTGCGTAGCATCTTTAACAACTCAAAGATATGATAACTTTGAAATTATATTCATAGACGATTGTTCTACAGATGGCGCTTTTGATAGACTTCCAAAAGAAGATTCACGTGTAACAATTATTAGAAACACAGAAAGAAAAACCGCTTTAGAAAATATACACATGGCCATTATGGAACATTGTGAGCCAGATGATATTGTTGCAATAGTAGATGGTGACGATTGGTTGCCCACCAGAAATGTTTTAAGTTTTATAAACGACTACTACAATCAGCATGATTGCTGGATTACATATGGCCAAGCCTCTTGGACAGACGGAAGAAGAGGTTTCGCTTCTGCTTATACGCCAGAAGAATTTAAAAATGTAAGAAAAGCACCATATAAAGTATCTCATCTTAGAACTTGGAGAGCTGGCGTTTTCCAAAAGGTCCAAGAACAAGATCCAAACTTTGATAAAATGAGAGATAAAGATGGAAAGTTTTATTTAATGTCCTATGACACAGCCATCATGTTCTGTATAATGGAAATAGCTGGCTATGAAAAAACAAAGTTTATTGATGAAATTTTATATGTTTACAACAGAAGCAATCCACTTTCTGAAGATAAAGTTGATCAGGCTTGGCAATGGGCAGTACATCAAGAGGTGAGTAATAAAATGCCTTTAAAACAAATAGAAACTTACAAATAATTTATTTGTTTTTTAAAGTCCAAATTACTATATTTTATTAAAATAATTACAAATGAAAGAAAAAAAAGAGAAAATAGTAATAACTGGTGGTTTGGGTTATATAGGTACAGAACTTTGTAAAATATATTCTGGGCACGCTAGATATAAAGAAATAGTAGTTATTGATTCTATTTTTAAATCAGAAAGAGTTTCGCAATTAACAGATTGGGGTATTAAATTTATACAAGCTTCTATTTTAGATGAATCAGTATTAGAAGAGCAACTTAAGGATGCAAATACTATTATTCACTTAGCTGGAATTACCGATGTAGCTTATACAAAAACCGAATCAAACGATGCCAAAGATAAGGAAATTAAAAACATTGGAATTGTTGGTACGCAAAATGTAATAAAATATGCAAACAAAGAAGCTAAAATTATATTTCCATCCACGCACGTTGTTTATGAGGGGTTCTCTGAAACAAAAAGAGATATTTTAGAAAATGAAACTCCAAACCCAGTATTAACATACTCTTTAGGTAAAGTACAATCAGAAAATGATTTAAAAAACTCAGGTTTAAACTATGTAATCCTTAGATTAGCCTCTGTATACGGCTTCTCAACAGATAGTACCAGAATAAATATAATGCCAAACTTGTTTTCAAAAATAGCTTCACAAAATGGAACTATAAAACTTTTTTCAGCAGGCGTTCAATTAAAGAGCTTGGTTCCATTGTTTGACGTTGTTAGATGCATGCAATTCATGGAAGAAAATAAAAACATAAACAAAGAAATCTTTCATTTGTCAAAAGAGAATATGACAGTTAAAGAAGTGGCATTGCTTTGCAAAGAAATAAATTCTAAATTAAATATCGTAGAAACAAACGACGAAATTCCAAATCTAGGTTACACAATCTCAAATCAAAAATTGTTATCAACTGGTTTTAAATTTAGATATAGTATTAAAGAATGTTTAGAAGAAATGATTTCAAAATGGTCCGAAAAAATAAAAACTAAAGATCTAGAACATGTTTCAAAAGGCGGAGATGACTATATTGATGAAAGAGGCAGAATATCAAATTATGAATTAACTGAACCAATAAATTTAATTGGTTATATTGAGTCTAAAGCTGGGACAGTAAGAGCAAATCACTATCACCCAATTCAAGAGCAAAAATGTCTTTTAATAAAAGGACAATTTATAAGTGTTATTAAAGATCTTTCAAATCCAGATGCTTTAACTGATACAAAAATTATCAATGAAGGAGACATGTCTGTGATAAAACCAAACGTAGCACACACAATGGTTTTCACAAAAGATTCAATATTTTTAAATTTGGTTAGAGGAGAAAGAGAACACAAAAATTATGGAATTACACATACAATTCCACATGTATTGGTAGATGAACCAACCAGGGTAAGGCTTCTTGAAAGTTATAAAACTTTTTGTAGAAGTTGTTATGGAGAAAGACTAAAAAGGGTTATTTCTCTTGGAAATTCGCCGCTTGCTAATAATTTAAAAAACAGCGCAGATGAAGAAAGTGAAACTTATCCTCTAGAAGTAAACTATTGTGAGGATTGTCATAATTGTCAACTAACATGTGTTGTACCACCTAGAAAAATGTTTGATAATTATCTTTACGTATCTTCAACCGCTGCTTCTTTTAGAAAGCATTTTGAAGATGCGGCAGATACTTATGTAAAAGAATTTAATTTAAATTCAAGCTCGCTGGTTGTTGATATTGGAAGCAACGATGGAATAGCTCTTAAACCATTAAAGGAAAAAGGAGTCAATGTTGTAGGTGTGGAACCAGCTAAAAATATAGCAAAATTAGCAAATGAAAATGGGATAGAAACAATCAATGACTATTTTGATAATAATTCAGTTGAAGAAATTTTAAGCAGACACGGCAATGCTGATTTAGTAACTGCTTCAAATGTTTTTGCCCATTCTGACGAACTCGTTAATATCACGAAAGATTCTTTTAAACTATTAAAAGAAAACGGATCTTTTATAGTTGAGGTGCAGTATCTTTTTGACACCATGAATGATTTAACATTTGATAATATTTACCATGAACATGTAAATTATTGGAGTGTTACATCAATAAACAACTTCTTTAAAAGCTTAGGTTTTTTTGTATATAATGTTGAACACATAAATACACATGGTGGTTCTATAAGGGTTTTTGTTGGAAGAATTGGCCAAGTATCTTTAAATGAAAATGTAGAAACATTTTTAGAGAAAGAAAAAGCATTTGGTTTATTAAATTTCGATAGATATGAAAAATTTTCACAAGATGTGGAAGAGCTTAAAAATAATGTTGTATTTAACATGAATAATTTAAGAGATAAATACAAAGTAATTGCTGGGTATGGATCTCCAGCTAAGGCAACAACTTCTCTTAATTACTTTGGAATAGATCACAAATATATAGATTACATCATAGAGGATAATAAAATGAAAAATGGTAAGTTTATACCAGGTGTAAACATACCGATAAAAGATAAAGAATATTGTAATCAAAACTTACCAAATATCATTATTGTAATGGCATGGAATTTCTTTGAGGAAATAAAAAAATCAAACCAAGACTTAATTGACAAGGGTGTAATTTTTATAAACATTAAAGAGTTACAAAACAAAGATTTTATAATAAAAGATAAAGCCATTATAGCTTAATATGAAAAAAGAAATAAACCACATATCAGTAATAATACCATCTTATAATGTAGAGGCTTATACTGACGCAGCTTTAACTAGTATTATTAACCAAGATTATCCAGATTTTGAAATAGTTTTTATTGACGACAACTCAACGGATAGGACATTTGAAATTGCTCAAGAATATGCCGCCAAATTTCCAAATATGAAATGCATTAGAAATGACAAGAGAAAATTTCCTCTTGAAAATTTTAAAATAGGTGTTGAAAATTCTCAACCTGGCTCTATATGTGTTTTGTGTGATGGCGATGATTATTATAAACACGAAAATGTTTTACATAGAATAAACAAAGAATATTCTAAGTATGATTGTTGGGTAACTTTTGGTACATATGAACATGTAAACCCTTATTCGGACGTTTCTGCTCACTATCACCCATATCCTGATGAAGTCATAGCAAACAATTCTTTTAGGAGCCACAAATGGCTCGCTAGCCATATTAGAACATGTAGAAAAGAATTATTCGAAATGATAAAAAATGAAGACTTAATAGATCCAGCCACAAACAACTATTTTGCTTTTAATAGTGATTTAGCAACTATGTGGCCAATGATGGAAATGGCTTCTGGTTTACCAAATAAAATTAGGTATATACCAGATGTTATGTATTGTTATAATGTTGGAAATCCAATAAGCGAAAATAAAGTTAATCAAAAAGAAATTGATAGAATCGAAGCTTTAATAAGAAGTTCAAAGCCATACAATCCAATTTTAGAATTATCTAATGCTTAAAAATATGAGTCAAATAATTGATGTTTTAAATAATAATATTTTTAGTTATAAGGAAATTTTTGAAAATTCTGAAATCAAACTTTTAAATAACGATGAATTTGATATTAACTTCATCATTGGATTTAGAGGTAGAAAAGAGTTTTTAATTCCAATGATAAATGCATTTAATAAAGCTGCGGATTTTTATAAAAATAAATTTCCAAATGAAAATAAAAAGTTTTGCTTAACACTTGTTGAACATAGTTTAACGCCAGAAAATAAAGAAATTATAGGAGATAAAGCGAACTATATTTGGACACCAGGTAATAAATCTGAACAGTATAGTAGAAGTTTTTCTTATAACTTTGGCGTAAAATACTCTAATAAAGCAAAGTATTACATTTTACACGATTTAGATATTCTTATTAAGGAAAATTTTTTTGAGGAAATTTATTTAAATTTAAAATCCGAGTGTCTTCAAACATATGGCAAAAGAAGAGTTTTATATATGTCTCAAGAGTTGACAAATTCTGTTTTATCTGGCGATGTTGATTTTAACACTTTTGACGAAAATTATCCTAATATAAATCCACCACAAATACTTGGATCAAAAGGTGGTTCAATTTTGGTTGGACACGATTTGTATTATGAGGTTGGAGGTTTTGATCCAGAAATATTTTGGGGATATGCGCCAGAAGATCAACTTTTTTGGGATAAAGTACAGACAATTTTAGGTGAAATAGATTATGCTGACAATCCGCCAATTGATATTTTTCATATGTGGCACCCGCCTACACTACATCATTCAAACGCTGATTATTTTCCAATGGAAAAATGCTTTTATGAATTTAGGGCAATGAATAAAAAAGCCAGAATGAATTTTATAAATTTAAAAAAAGAACTCTTCAAAGATTGATTATGAGAACACTTAGAAAATATGTAGATATAGATATTAGAGAAACTGTAAATGTTGGAATAGAACTTGATTTCAATGAATTAGTTCAAATAATACAACAATGCACTGATAAAGAAAAAGATGAAATTTTACTTGAATTAAAGGGCGGCGGAGTAATACCAGAAATTCATGGTAGAACAAGGGTTACTTTATTAGATCAAATGAAAATAGATTTTTTCAGAGAAAATTTTAATAAAATTTCAATCGACCAACTTCAAACACTTGTGTAATGAAAACTAAGACATTTATATTTACAGAAGCTTATAATTGCGGACTTATTTTAAAAAAATGTTTAGAAAGTTTTTTTAAATATCATCCAGGTATTACTGTAAACGTATTTGGAACCGCAAAAGATTTTAAAGAACTTGGAAAATTTGACGATGTTGAGTATATTGAATTAAGCGCAGATGAAGATTTAAAAGAGTGTTTTAAGCATGGTCATTTAGGCACTGCTCACATAGGTGCAAGAGTAATTAAAGAATTTTCTAAAGATTGCAATTATATAATTCACTTTGATAGCGATATAATATTTAGAAAAGAATCTCTGTCTTTGTTAAATGAAAAAATTGAAGAGGGTTATGACCTAATTGGTTCTAGGCGTTGTTACAAAAACAATATGAACAACCTTGTTTTAGAAGGACTTGAAGATGTTGTGCAAACTTATTTTTTTGCTTTTAATAAAAATAAAATTTATGATTATGATTTCAACACTTTAAGAAATATGATTGTTGGGTTTTTCAATCCATTGGGGCACGAAATACTTGACTATTTTGATCCTGTTTCATTTGATATTTTGAAAAATAATGGGAAAATTTATTTCCTTGACACAAATTTAGTTGGCGGTTTATCCGCTGAGGGTAACAGAAAAAACATACACGAAGAATTAAATAGTGATTTTGATTTTGGTACAAATTTGGTACATTTTGGTGGCATAGGTTCTGGTATGAAATTTTATAAGTTTGGAAATGACAGCGTTCCAGAATCTTATTCCAAGTGGGCCATAAACAGATACGGCATATATAGTAAAGTAATTTTGGGCTCTGAAAAACAAGACATAGAAATAGATGAAGTAAAAACAGAATTGTTAATCAAAGCATTTAATGAAACAAATAATTAATAGCTACACATACCCAGATTGGCCAAATATAGAAATTGAATTTGAAAAGTCAATAGAGTTATTTATAGATGGATTTGATGGGTACAATCCAAACAGTAATTCATATAAAATTTTACTTGTAAAAGAAGTAGAGGCTATAAGCGGCTTTAAAAGTACAGCAATTGAACATGCTTCAAAATTTGATTTAGTTTTAACTTATGACGAGGAAATTATACAAAAATGTGACAATGCTCGTTTTTTTCCTTTC